CTGAATAGGATACCAGCAATAGTTACGACCAAACGTATGTCGATTCCACCTTCCATACTAACCTCCGTATTATACGTTAGCAGGACCAAGAATTATAGCTGTTAATATTACTGCTATAAAAAATATAATAAATGGATGATATGTCATTATTTAATTCTATTCATTAGTGCTTCTTCAAGTTTAGGAAGAAGACGTATACCACAATACCCAACAATGAATGCTAAACCAATTGCAACCTGATGATTAAACTTAAAGTATCCCATAGCTGCTGGAATTAGAAATTCTGCTGCGATCCAACCCACAAGAACTGCAACTAAAATATCTTTAATAGCACCTAAGTTCCATTTCTTTTGTGTTAATATATTTGCTACACCGCCACATCCCGAAGCGAAGATACAGCATAGCTTTCCACCGAATGTCATTATTGCCCATTCCATAGTTTAGCCTCCTCAATAATGTTAAGTTTTACTTATAGCTCCAAAGCCACGGACGAGGATGGTGATCCCCATCTTCCATTGTATCAAGGTGCAGGAAGCGGCGTTCATACATGCCACGTTGAGACACACCGATACCCTTGAACTCATGTATGATAGCAAGACGTAGTAGTTTAAAAGCTTCGTGACCACCAATTACAATATCAGCAGCCCTCCCATAAATATGTGCAGAGTTAGGTGAGCCACCTATTGTAGTATTATATGCTATGTCTCTGTATCCTGAAGATACAATCATTGGGTTGTCATAGTCTCTTCTTAAACGAATAAGCTTTTCCATAAACTCCTCGTCCATATAGCACTCTCCAGTACCTTTACAACGCATCTCATCTTCAGTAAAGTATTCCCAATTAGACACTTATCTTTCTCCTGTAGTTGCGCCAGCATACTGGCGATATATTTTAAATATTTCTTGTTGAGCTTCTTCAATGGGTGGCTTGGAACCTGTGCGTTTCTTTGTGGACATTCCCCACTTGTAGATGTCACTCATCTTAGGTGGTGCAGGAACAAACACACCACGATTAACTAGATTATATAGCATCTTTTTATCAAGTCTTTTACTGAACAATCCATCATCAGTTACAGCACGTATGATCTCTGCATTTGACAGACCAATACTTTTAGCTTTGGTAATAACATCAAACATTTCTTTTGCATATTCATATTCTTTTCTTATACCATCTGAATACGCCTCAACAAGTTCATCGGATGTTATGGGAGTTCTTTGCTGGTACGCTCTCTGAAAAGTTTTATTAGACTCACCCATGTTGCGTTTCAAGGCACTGAGCTTAAAGCCAAGCGTATCTTTAATATCTATAGTCTCTGGCTTAATACCACTTAGACCAACAATCTGTTCGTCAAAAGCTTTTATTCTACCGCTTCTGGTAAAGCCTACAGGAGTACCATAGCTACCCAAAACAGTATCTCTTACTTCTTTAGCTGGTGCATTAAGCGATGTGCTGAAGTCTCTTGCTGTTTTAATAAGTCCCGGTTCAAATGTTTCTAGAGTTGTAACCACTCCGTTCCTGAACTTCTCACCAGCAGTGTCAGTTTCTCTGAAGATAGGTCTGCCAAACTCATCTACATTAAACGCCATGCTCAATGCTGCATCAGCCAACATGGAGAAACCAAATGTTTCTTTGAGAGGTTGCCAAACAGACCTACCAAAAGCTTCATCAAGACTACTATCAATATCACTGTCAGAAGACAATGCTCTGATACCAGCACGAATAGGGTCTTGTGTCTTGGACCACGGATTAAGATAACTAAGATTAATTCTTCTGGCCTTGCCATCTTCAGGCACACCAAGATAGAGAAAGTCTGCACCACGTTGCCACTCTTGATCAAAGGCTTCATAACCTTCCTTGACTGTGTATGGTAGTTCTTTACCATTCTCATCTGTGGCAGGTTGATCCATACCTGTCACTGCATATCCAGCAGCAGCCAGTGCAGGTGCAGCAGACTGTGCGGCTATGACAGAGCCAAGCCTACGCTGACCAGCAACAGATTGTGCCTGACCTTTTAATGTACCATCAGCATTTTCCTTACCAGTTCTCATTAACTGCTGCCCTTCTTTTATATCTTTAAGGGCAGTCTTAATAATATTTTTCTGAGTTCGTATAATCTCTGTGGTGAAGGCAAAGAAGTCTGCTGCTGGAAGTAGTCTGGCAGTACGAACAAACTGTGGTACACCAGCATAGTTCTGCATATGCTTTGCAACTTCATTAGCAGCATACTCATCTAGCTCTGTTATCTCAATAAGCTTACCATCAGCACTGTTAAATCTTCTAACAACATCATCAGGATTAATACCCTTATCAGCAAGAACTTGTCTGTAAGTTCCCTTCTCATTTAGAAAGGCATACTGCTTCCACATATCATCCATTGACTGATACAATTTAACAGCACTAACATTAAACTTCTTAGCTCTTTTTGCCAGACTATTTTTATCAGACAAAGATTTGTTAGTAAAGTTCCAGAAAGAAGCATCACCAGCATCACTAAGTGCTGCACGGAAAGAACCTAAGTCAGTACCACTTTGCAGGTAACCAAGAGCAATACCTTTTTCCATTTCAGCATTAAGGTCTTGATCACTCATTTTGTAAAGACCTTTCATAACTTTAGGTATCTCACTAAGGTTACGTGGATTAAGGTATCCAGCACCAGCCGACATCCAACCTGCACCTATAAAGTTACGAGCAATAGCAGTGGGACTGTAGACAGTCTTTGCTGCTCTGGTATGTCCCTGCAATGCAAGGTAAGCTTGCAGTGGTTTAATAGTTGTTTGAAAGATTTCGTTACCATTAATAATACCAGCAGCAACTTCAGGATATGCATAGATGCCACCTATACCTGTATCAACATCGTCCATACCAAACTTAGGATCAATATCTTTTCTTAATGGTAAAGTATCTCCTACAGAAACAAAGTCGTTACTGGAAGACTTGCTGGTTCTTACTCCCTGTATTAATCCTTTATTAGCAAGAGCAACTATATCTTTTTCATAATCAATGTTTGCTATGGTTTGATTTAGTTTAGATACAGTCTTTGCATAGTTAACAAACGGGTCTTCGTACTCACCCATTAACATTCTAATCTCTTCAGGAATAGCTTTCTTTCCTTTAAGAATTTTAGTGGCATTAGCCTTACTAATAATTGCATTATTAGAAAATACTTTAAGCACATCGTCTTCGTTTGTATCTAATATTTTAGCAACAGTATTATTTATCTCTCCATCCTCAGACATAAACCTATTATATACTTCTTGATCTTTAGCATTTAGAGGTATGCCTCGTTCTTTTTTACCCATAGCAATACCAAATGCTTTATTATTTGACTTAGCCTGAGACTGAAGATATTGTTTTGCTTCTTCAACAATAGTTTTATTACCACCCTTACCCATACGAGTAGTAACTTCCTTACCCCAATTAGGGTTATCAAACTTTTCATATGAAGTTGTCAGGTATAATTCATCTTTACCACCTGTACCCATAGAGCTTCTAATTTTTGTCTCTAGATTAGAACCATCTCTAATTGCACCTGTTGCTAACAAATCTTGCTGAAGAGAAGTAACATTATCTCTCATCTTTTGAACCTGTTCTAAAACATCAGGTGCATCTTTTGCAAGTTCTTGTACTGCTGCTTCACGACCACGCAAAGCATCGTTAACTAATTTAGCCTGAATAGGACTAAGATTTTTTACACCAAAGTTTTTTCTAACAGCTTTGTTTAAATTTTCAAAAGATGTTGCTATCTGTCTTTCAGAAAGTTGACGAGAGGTATCTATCCTACGTCTTCCAGTTGACAGACGTTGTTGTGCTTCAGATGTAGTTCCTTTGACACCAGCATCGGAACGAAATACTTTACCAACACGACCTAGTATTTTTTCTGTACGTGTACGAGCTACACTAGCACTTTCTGGTTTAAATGATTGTAACTGAGTTAGTTTAGTTGCAGCATACTTACCCGGTCCTGTCTTTGCAATATCACTAAAGCCAGCAGCATTAAGCTCCTCATTAATCTCTCTAAGATTTTGCAGGGGAACAACCTCACCTATATCTATATTCAGAACACCATCTACTTCTAGTTCTTCCTGTGCTTGATCTGCTATATTTCTTGCACCAACAGAACCATCAACCTTAGAGTATGTCTTGGTTGTTTCAGGAACTTTAGGCTGTTCATCAGCTATACGCTGTTGCTCTGCTGCTTCTTTTCTAGCCTGTCTTTTCTTACCAAGTTTTCTTGAAACGGCTCTTCCCCCGCCACCGGCAACAGCACCAAACAAACCAATAGCAAGTGCAGATATCGCAGTTTGTGCATAATCTGTTTCGGTTACTAGAGGGTCTTCCATAGCTTCTTGAGTATCAATATTAAAAGATTGATATGTAAGATCATCTGCTGCACCATAGCCAGCACCAATAGCACCAGATTCTGCTGCTAATCTTTTACCACTTTTTTCTACGGCTTGTTTCTTTACAGCCTCTTCAGCAACCTCTTTGTTAACTTTTGTTTTTGCAGTCTCTTTAACAGCTTTATCTTTAATCTGTGATTGTAGTTGTTTCTGTAATAATTTTTTAGCACCAAATCTAGCAGCCGCACCACCACCAAATCTAGCTGCTAAACTTTGACCACCAGTAAAAGGAGCAGTCAG